GACATATCGAGGAAAAGGCGGCGACCCTCGCCGATCCCGACCCCGAACTGTTCGAACTGTTCACCGGCATCCCGGCGGGCAGCATCGCCGTCACCGCATCGGCCGCGCTCCGGGTTCCTGTCGTCAGCGCGGCGGTTCGCACGATCTCCGAAGCTGCCGCAACGCTGGACATCATGGTCGAGCGCAAGGACGGCGAGCAATGGATCGCCGATCCTGACTTGCCGGCCGCCAAGCTGCTCCTGGGTGACGTGAACGACTGGCTATCCGGTTTTGAGTTCGTCCGCGATCTCGTCGCCCAGGCGCTCACCAACGATGCCGGCGGGCTGGCCTGGGTCGGGCGCGGTGACGGAAAGCCGGTCGAAATCATCCACTACCGACCCGGCACGATCACTGTCGAGTATGCCGAGACTGGCGAACCGACCTATCGGCGCGGCGGGACCGTCATCCCGGCGAACGACGTGATCCACCTGCGCAGCGCCTTCGACAAATGCCCGGTGACGCTGGCGGCCGTGGCAATCGGCGTGGCGGCCGAGATGGAGCGGCACGCGGGCAACCTGTTCAAGAAGGGCGCGCGGCCCGGTGGCGTGATCCAGTTCCCGGTCGGCGCCAATCTCAGCAAGCCCATTCTGGACCGGATCAAGGCCGGCTGGCGTCAGGCGCATGAGGGTGGAGAGAACAGCGGCAAGACGGCCGTGCTCTACAACGGCGGCGTTTTCAACCCGCTCACCTTCAAGTCGACCGACGCGCAGTTTCTGGAGCTTCGCCGTTTCCAGATCGAGGAAATCGCGCGCGCCTTCCGTGTCCCGCTGGGGTTGCTCTACGAAATGACGCGGCAAACGTGGTCCAACATGGAGCAGGCGACACGCGAGTTCCTGATTTTCTCGCTGGAGCCATGGCTTCGCTCGCTGGAGTCCTGCCTTTCCCGCGCGCTGATCGCACCGGATGACCGGGCAACGACGCGCATCCGGTTCGACCGTGACGATCTCACCCGCGCCAGCCTGACCGAACGTGCCACGGCCATCAACAGCCTGCGGGCGTCGGAAGTCCTGTCGGCCGACGAGGGCCGCGACTGGCTCGACCTGCCGCCGCGCACCGATGGCAAGGGCGGCTCCTACGATAACCCGAATATCACAGTGAAGCCGGCTGAACCGGCAAAGGCGGCTTCCTGATGGACCGGCTCTACTACACCACGAAGATTGCCTTCGACGATGCCGGTACGGTTTCGTGCCTGGCGTGGCCTTATGGCAATCCTGATCGTGTCGGCGACGTGATCGAGAAAGGCGCGTTTGGTGCTATCGACCTGCCGTTGCCGATGCTGGCCTGCCACGACCTGAAAAGCTCCATCGGCGCATGGCATGAAGCCCGCGATACGGATGAAGGCCTTCACCTGACCGGCAAGCTTCTGATCGAGGAAGTCGCGCTCGCCCGCGAGGTCCATGCCCTGATCAAGAGCGGCGGCATGAAGGCCGTCTCCATCGGTTTCATCACCAAGAAAGCCAAACCCCGAAAGGGAGGTGGCCGCACTATCAGCCAGGCAGAGCTGATCGAGTGCAGCGCTGTCCCGATCGGCATGCATCCCGGCGCACGGTTCACCACCGCGAAGTCGGTAGTCCAGGCCATCCGACTTGCCGAGGCCATCAACCGCGCGGCGGCCGCGCTCACGAAAGGAAACTAAACATGCGTCACGTTGACAAGACGGCGCTGCTTGCCAGCGCGACACTGGTAACCAAGGGCGAAGACGACGAAGATCCGATCAACGTCGTCACGAAGTCGCTGGAGGAACTGCAAAAGACGGTCGATGATCGTCTGAAGGCGGTCGAAGGCAAGGGCGTTGACCCGAAGCTGATCGAGCGGCTGGATAAGATCGAGGCCAAGGTCAATCGGCCCGCCACGGTCGAGGACGACAAGAAGGAGCCGACCGAGGAACGGAAGGCCTTCGCCAACTATCTTCGCATCGGCGACAAGCTGCCCGAGGAAGAACGCAAGGCCCTCGTCGTCAGCAACGACGTGCAGGGCGGCTATCTCGCTCCCGGTGAGTTCCAGGCCGAGGTCATCAAGAACATCGTCGAAATCTCGCCGATGCGACAGGCGGCCCGCGTCGGCTCGACTTCTGCCGGCGAGGTCATCCTGCCGAAGCGCACCGGCCGCCCGACCGGCAAGTGGGTCGGCGAAACCGAGGATCGCGAAGAAACCGGCTCGACCTATGGGCAGATCGAAATCCCGGTTCACGAAGCGGCCTGCTATGTCGATGTCAGCCTGAAGCTGCTGGAAGACAGCGCGGTCAACATCGAGTCGGAAGTCGCCTTCGACATCGGCGAGGAATTCGGCCGTATGGAAGGCGCGGTCTTCATCAACGGCGACGGCATCAAGAAGCCGAAGGGCTTCCTCAATGCCGGCCTCGTCACGATGCCGACGGGCAACGCCTCGACGCTGGGCACGGCTCCCGCCGATCTCCTGATCTCGTTCCTCTACAGCTTCCCGAAGGCGTATCGCCAAGCCGGTAGCTGGATGATGAACGCCTCGACGCTGGCGCAGATCAGGAAACTGAAAGACGGCACGACCGGCGTTTACCTGTGGCAGCCGTCCTATCGTGACGGCGAACCGGAGACGATCCTTGGCCGCCCGGTGATCGAGGCTCCTGACATGGACGATGTTGGAGCCGCCGCCCAGCCTATCGCCTTCGGCGACTTCAAGCGCGGCTATCGCATCTACGACCGCATCGGCCTGTCCATCTTCATGGACCCGTACACCCAGCGCACGCAGGGCAAGGTCCGTTTCCATGCCCGTCGGCGTGTCGGTGGCGGCGTCGTCCTATCCGAAGCGATCAAGCTGCTCAAGTGCGCGACCTCGTAAGGGGCCGCGCTTCACCCTGACTGCAACGCGCTCCGGGAAAGGAACCTCATCATGCGCGATCTCGCAAACAACATTGGCGTTGCCCTGGCGCTGTCTCCGGCGGTCCAGTCCGCCACCATCAAGGGCAAGACGATCGACACGGCCGGCTTCGGCTCTGCGGCCTTCGTCATCAACACGGGCGCTATTGTGTCGGACGGCGACTTCACCGTGAAGGTGCAGGAGTCGGACACCACGACCGACGGCGACTTCACCGACGCGGTGACCGGCGATCTCACCGGCGACACCCTGCCGGCCTCCGTAGAGGCGGATAGCTCCTACAAGGTCGGGTACGTCGGCAACAAGCGCTATGTCCGCGTCGTCGCTACCAAGAACGGCGGCACGTCCGTCGCGATCGGTGCGGTCGCGGTCAAGGGCCACGCCGACAGCCGTCCGGTGGCCTGATGATGCTGATCGTCACCACGCCAGCGGATGACCTTGCGCTCGCGCCTATCGAGGCGTTACGGGCCGCTGCCGGCGTGGCTGACGACAGCCGCGACGATGAACTGGAGGCGCTGGGCCTCCGCATCGCTGCCGAGATCACCGACGCTTGTGGCATCGTCGCAGGCAAGGGCGGCGAGCCGACACTTCGCCGGGAACGCCTGACGGAAACCTTCAGCGCCAGCAACTACGACGTGCTGGTGCTCTCCCGTCGCCATGACATCGAGATCATCAGCATCACCGACGGCGGCGAGGCCATCACCCTCGATGATCGGGCGCTCGACAGCGAAGCGGGCTTGCTGGAGCGGTGGATCGATGGCCGGCAATCGACGTGGCGCAATCGTGAGATTGTCGTCGTCTATGAGGCCGGCTTCGAAGCTGATGAGGTTCCGACAAACCTCGTCGGCGTCGTCACCGACATGGTGCGCATCCGGCTTTCCGAGGCTTCCATCGACCCGCTGGAGAAGTCCCGTTCGGTCGAGATACCCGAAGTCGAGACAATCCGCACCGAACGCTGGGTGGGAAGCGTGCCCGGTGCGAACGCCGGCCTTCCCGCTGACATCATCGCCCGCCTGTCCCGCTTCATGAATGCCGGGGTTGCCGCATGACGGCCGCGCCTGACGATAGCGCAGAGGCACGCATTGCCCGGCTGGATGCTTCCCTGCAACGGCGAGGCGAGGACTGCACCCTCAGGCGAAAGGAAGGCAACCCGCTCACCGAGAAGGACGTGACAGTTCGGGCCTCTATCCGCGGCCTCAAGGGCATCGATGTGGTGGGCACGGCCACGCAAGCCTATTCGAAGGCCGTCCTCTCCATGACGCAAATCCTGGCGGCCGGATGGCCATCTGGCTACGTGCTGACGCCGGGCGCGGTCGATCCCCGTCTTC